TGTTTTTCTTTCTATCGGCATACTTTTCGAGATATTCTTTTGTGATCTTATTATTCCGTTTTGGTATTCCCAACGATTCAGCCGTTCTTTTTACAGTTTCAACATGGATGTTAAACTTTTTTGCTATATCCTTTAGGTCAACACCCCCGTAGTAAAGAATCCTGAATGTTTCAATATCCCTTATCTTTGAAATGGTTTTACCGTCACCACCGGGGGTTGAATTATATCCATTTTCAAAAGAGTTAAACTTCTCGATATACTCAATTTCTTTCTGATCTATTTCAGATTCGCTTATCCCCGATTCAAGGGTTTCAACATAAAACTTATCCCTACCGTACTTTTTCATAGCATTGTAGATTTTGTATGTTCCACGTTGCTTTGATGTACTCGGCTTTAAGTGTTGACAAAATCTCTCTTTAACACTCTGACAAGTCTGACCGATATAAACCTTGTTATTTACCGTGTTTCGGATAATGTATATTGAGTAAGTCCTCATAAATAAATATGCTTCCTTCCGTTTGAGTTTTCGTTGATCCATTCAATAGCTTCTCGGTATGTATATCCGCTATTTTTACACTTATCTAACAAAGCATACATTTGTGGGTGTGTTTCTTTTAATCGTACAAAGCGGCTATTCTCTCGGTTTTCGCACATTGCTCCGAACGAACACAAAACACACCCGGTACGTTGACATCCCGTACAATGAAGATTTTGATTGCCTATCTCAAACAGTTCCATACCTTCGTAGTCCGATAATTGCATCTGACCCGTTTCTTCATCATCCGATACCACCTCACCATAGACAGAACATATCGGAAGGTTGCGGTCTTTGATGTATCGCAGGATGTCTTGCTCCGTCCAAAAGCTCATAGGATTGCTTATCGGGTTGTTCGTGTGAAAAGCATTGCAACCATTTCTTAACCATACTTGCGTCCTTAATCGGCTTTCACTTGCCATCTGTGCCGTTATTGGCATCCGCCCGGTTTCCTTTGCATATCGGTGAACAGGTTCTTTCTTCATGACGTTGCAACACTTGTTTGAAATCTCAAACGGTGCTTCTAACATAAACTTGTAAGCTTCAAGGCTGAATTGTGACCTATCGTTTTCAGGGATATTCGCCTTTATCTCTCCGTTCTCTGTTAGAAGTCCTAACATGATCGCCAATCGTTGATTGTTGCCACCCGTCCGATTTGACTTTCTCTCGTTCAACAAACTCGCCAATTCCTTGTAGTCTGCGATACTTTGCGTCATACCCCCCCTACTAGGGATAATCGTCTGTATTTGCCTTTGCCGTTGAGTTTCTGCCACTCGAACTGATACCTTCTCGTACTTCCCGATTCCTTGTACTCGTTCGTACCAATAGCGGTAAGGTCTGTCTGTCTGTCTGTCTGTCTGTCTGTCTGTCTGTCTGTCTGTCTGTCAAAGCGTTTTGCTCGTTGAGTATGCTTGTCAAGTATTTTCTCGCCCCTTGTACGCACTCGGATATTTCCTTGCTGAATAACGGAAATCCGTACTTCTCGCACACCTGAAAGAAGTTTATCTTCGGTTGCACTATATCCACGTTGTCAAAGGTCTTAACAAACTGTCTTAACTCTGGGTACTGTGTCGGTACGTCTACAAAACAAGCAGGAACATTCTTGTAACCGAACTCATTTCGGACTAAATCAAGTAATACCGTTGAATCCTTGCCCCCGGAAAAGCTGATATAAACTCCGCTCTCTCCAAACTCATTTATCCATGCCCTTACTCGATTCCGTGTCAAGGCTATCTTTAAGTCAAGCGGTAAGGCTTGTTTCTCTTGTAACTCCGCTAAAGTGTGCATTATTCTTCGTCCTCTCTCCGTCAATCATCCTCAAACTGTCTGTCGCGCCATTCATCGTATGCCCTATCGGGATCGGGTTCATTCTCGTCAAGGACTATGCTTTCCTCGTCTATCTCGAAGGCACACGTTAACTTGTCGATACTATGCAAGGCTTCAATGATTGCTCCGTTAATATCAACCTCGTCTGCCGCCCTCTTTAAGTCAATTTCGTTCTCTTCTGGACTTTCAAGCGTCTGTCTGCAATGCCATACATCCGCCACTGCCCTGTCTGTCATGTAGATATTCAGCTCGTCATCGTCTATTTCCCATTCGTTCTCGTCACCCGGCAACCGCCTTATGATCTCGCTGATTATCGGTTCAAGGTCTAACCTCACCGTGTATCTGTAATCACAGCCTATATTTCTGTTCCATGCCATGTTCTATTCCTCACTTATTTCTAAAACTATGCCGTTGCCGATCTCGACCGCCGCTTCGTATGCCTGTTCAATATTGCGGTAGAATCCGTAATACCAAAGAGAAGCGTTGTGTTCATCACGCCTTACAACCAAATATCCGAAATCGGTAATCGGGTGCGGCACATTATTTACTTCTGCTATAAGTCCTCTTATTCTCATTCTTCTACCTCTTCCATAATTCGCTTAATGTGATCGTAAGCTGTGGACTTTGCCATTTCCACGCTATACTTATCTCCGTGAGTTTTCGCACGTTCTACCGTATCATCTGCAACCTCAATGATTGCCTTGATCCTGCTGATTTTCTTTTCTGATTCTGTCATTCCTTGCTCTCCCATTCTTCGCAACTGTCACAATACATTGTCTGGCATCCGTAACCTTCGCTTTCAGGATTGTCACAAACAAACTCCGAACACTCATGATCGAATATGTTGTATATGCACGTTCCGCACACCTTCTCTTCGTCATCGTTCATAATCATCACTCCAATCAATTTTTACTCCGCAATACGGACAGTACTCATACCACTTGTGAATTGTTTCACCGCAAGATAAAAACGGACATTTGTAATAGTACCCGCCGCCTAACTCTTGTTTGATAGGTTTTCTCGGTATGGAATTTTCTATTGCCGCTCTCTCCTGCTCTGTCATTCTCGTATTATCAATTCAGCTCCCAAAGCATTTACTATTGCTTCTGCTATATCCAACGGGGGAAACTGACACCCTTCTTCAAACCTTGTTATCGAGTTATAGTGATATCCGATCTTCTTACCTAACTCTTTTTTTGACATCCCGGATTCTTTTCTTTTCGTTCTCATCCACTCGCCAAAATCTATTGATGTGATTTCTCGCTTCATATTTACTCCATATAGACGTTTTTCTGTCTTACCCTATACGTTGTATGCCTAACACCCTAAAACTTAAATTTTGATAGGTCTGTGTTAATTCTGTGGGTGTGTTTCCAAATACCTATCACCCGACAACTTATCCGCTAATCCCTTTACAACATCCGATATCTTCTCCGGCACTTTGTTGTTGAAGTCCTGCTTACTCAATACCGCCCTATATGTCCTCTGAAAATTCGACATAATCACGGTGTTAACTTCGTCGCTGTCGCATCCCGCCCAATAATGAATCATCGAGGCACTACCTACGGCTCTTTGTACTAAAGGCGGTAATTCATCAAATCCTTTTTGGCTGTTATAATTTCCGTCCTTTATAGCCCTCTTAACCAAATCCCAAGCTTCACCTTCGGATAATTGTTCAACTTCACTTGGCTTGTGCATACATCCAATGATCTGTGATACCGAAGGGGCAAATCCCGTGTTGTTTGTCTTGACGTATATCTGAAAAGCCGCAAGTACCGCATCAGCCGGATATTCCTCTAACAGAAAATGCCATGCCGCTATTGTTTCTGCCGGGTTATCAAACTTACTCTGCGGATATGCCGCTTCAATCATCATTAAGAGTTTCTTTGTTTCATCCTTCGTCATCGTTTAATCCCCACTTGTCGGCCAATGTTGGTTTACTCTTTGCCGATTTTTCTATGTTCTTCAACTTATCCCAAATGATTCCTTGATAGTTGCTACCTATTGATTCCTCGATAACCTGAATAACCGCGTTGATACCATTTTCAAGGCAACGGTTATATATCTGCTTTAAGAGTTTTGTTATGCCTATCTCCGTATCGTAGTGATTATTGCTTTTAGGTTTCTTCCCGTCTTTATATCTAAACCAATCACCTATACATTCTTTAAGTTCTATATGATTATTGATATACTCTATATATTCTTCATTACTGTTATCTATTAGATAAAGAAAATTAGATATATTAGAGTTAGATATATAAGAGTAAGAAGGAAA